GGACTCAGACGGTAGGCGTCAGAATGCGGGTAACACTCAGACGGGAGAATTGGGCCTAATTGGGCCTTCCTACGCTTCAATTTTGTTGAATCCAGCAGGCCTGATCGTTCAAAAAGATTGAATGATGGGCCGACGCTCAGAGAGAATTTAGCGCTCACTAACTTCGTCCAGATCGTCCTGGATCGAGCCCTTGCGGAGACGCGCTCCGCTGTAACCTGCGCTAAGTGGTTGATTCTGTTGGGGTTTGTCTATGGACGTGGCGCTCATCCATCAGTGCATCCATCAATCTACCTATGGTGCAGGCATCGGACGGCCAGCTGGATCGGCGCGGACTTGGTTCGAGCGACTGCCAGGCCGATCGGGCCGGCGCTCGATGGACTGGGTGCTGCAGCTGGCGGTGCCACCGCGATGATTGCCCCCCGGAAAAATTGTCTTTTCCTAGGGTTGGAGGGAAAGAAAGTCTTGCGTAGGGGAAAGATTTGTTTACACTGTTAGCTGCATTTACTGGAGGGGAGGTGTGAGATGAAGTCGAAGTTTCAGGGGGTAGTTGGGTGGATGATGGAGTTGATGAATGGGGGGTGAGAGATGGGGGTGAATGATGAGTGGGGGAGGGATCAGTGAGCACGTTCAATCTGGAGAATTTCAAGGGGTTCTGTGCGACCTTGAGGGTTGACACGAAGAACAAGGGCGAGATGCTGTTGGACTGGGGAAGTCTGATGGGGACTCAGAGATTTCTGATAGAGGAGATAAGCAAAGGCTTAAGCGAGGGGTGCCACACGTTCGTTGTGCTGAAGGGACGGCAGCAGGGGATCACGACGATCTGCCTGGCGCTGGATTTGTACTGGTCGATGAAGAACGTGGGGATGTCGGGGTCGCTGGTGACGCACGACGAGGAAGCGCGGGACATGTTCAAGACGACCCTGGAGATGTACATCGAGGGGTTGCCGCAGAGGTTCAAGGTACCGGTGGCTGCGCACAACAGGACGCAGTTGGTGTTCAAGAACAGGTCGAAGCTGGCGTATCAGACGGCGGGGACGCGGAAGAATTCGAAGCTTGGGAAGGGCAAGGGGCTGACCTATTTGCACGGCACAGAGGTCGGGGAGTGGGGCGACGAAGAGGGGTTTGCGTCGTTGCAGGCGTCGATGAGCGAGACGCACCCGGAGAGGCTGGAGATTTACGAATCGACGGCGCAGGGGTTCAATTTCTTTTCGGAGCTGTGGGACAGGGCCGAGGACAGCGTTTCGATGAGGCGGATTTTCATTGGATGGTGGAGGAATACTGATTACATGAAGCCGGAGGGTTCGAACGAGTACCGGGTGTATTGGGACGGGAAGTTGCTGCCAGAGGAGCGGAAGTGGACGAGGGAGATTGAGGAGAAGTACGGATACGAGATCACTCCGGAGCAGATTGCGTGGTGGCGGTGGATGATGAACGAGAAGATTGGGAATCAGGAGTTGATGTACCAGAATCACCCGCCGACGGCGGACTATGCGTTCATTGCGAGCGGGGAGAATTTCTTCTCGACGGCGAGACTCAGCGACGAGATGAAGGCGATCAGGAAGTTGCCGAAGCCGGACCTGTTCCGGTTTGTTTTGAGGGAGAATTTCGAGGACTGCGACATCACGGAGACGATAGAGAAGCACTGCAATCTGAGGGTGTGGGAGCACGCGGACGATCAGGGGCTGTACGTGCTGGGGGCGGACCCGGCGTATGGGAGCAGCGATTGGGCTGATCGGTTCGCGGTAAGTGTGTGGAGGTGCTACGCGGACGGGATGGATCAGGTAGCGGAGTTCTGCACGGCGAGTTGCAACACGTATCAGTTCGCGTGGGTGATGCTGTACCTGGCGGGTCACTACCGGAACACGATGATGAATCTGGAGATCAACGGTCCTGGGCAGGCGGTGTGGCAGGAGATTCAGAACATGAAGCGCAACGCGGGGATGAACCCGAGGAACCCGGTGAGCCAGAAGATTGCGTATGTAGTTCAGAACTTGCAGAACTATCTATACCGCAGGTTGGACGGGTTCAGCAGGCCGAGCGCCTATCACTGGAAGTCGAGCACCGAGACGAAGGAGAGGATGCTGAACTTTTTCAAGGACAACTTCGAGCGTGGATCGTCAAGAGTTAGAAGCCCGGAACTGATCGAGGAGATGCAGCACGTGATTCGAGATGACGGCCAGCTCGGGGCGCCAGGGCGCGGGAAGGATGACCGGGTGATTGCGGCGGGGCTGGCGCACGTAGCCTGGTCGGATTACGTCAGGAACCAGTGCATCCAGCGTGGGATGCTGCGCCCGAAGATAGGTGGTGGCGGGGAGATCATTCCGCAGGTGAAGACGATTTCGCCGTCGATGAAGGGGTATCTGGCGCGGATCGGGATCAAGGCGTGATATGGGAATGCGCCGAATCGACTATATCCGTGCGAGCGCAGGCTTTTTGCACGACGAGGGCATTCGCGGATCGAACCCGATAACGAGTCCCTACCGCGCCGAGTTTGGCATTCTCCCGAGGGACGAGATCGTGAGGATTCTCAGGAAGCTGCCTGAAGGCGATACGAGGACCAACAAGCTCAAGGACACGATTGTCTTTTGCGACATCGAGACGCACCTGAGAATACGGTGGACCGGCAAGCTAGGCAGACTGTCCCGGTACATGGAAGGCAGACACGAATTCACGCCGAAGACACTGCGCCGCATATCACGGATGCTGCTGCTGCTGGAGCGCGGTCAGGTCGTCAAGCGAGACTGGAAGATCATCTATCTGGACGAACCGACGAAGAAGCCAGACATCGTGATGCGAGTGCACATAGGCGATACTGGAAAGCCTACAATCGTGCGGGTCGATGCGTTGCCCGTTGTCAAGCAGATGCCCAAGCTGTTCCAGAGTTTCAAACTACCGGGAGAGCGGTGAATGGCTGTTCAGAAAGAGTGGACCTGCCTGGCTCACGGAGCATTCGATTCGTCGGAATCAGTGTGTCCGCACGGTTGCGGAGAGGGCATGGTAGAGCGTGCTTTCAGGACAGCGCCGACCATTCAGTCGCGTTCATTCCGTGGGATCAACAACACCTTCGAGACGCTGGCGCGGGAGAACGGCCTGTCGAACATGCGCAACGCCGAGGGGCAGGGGATGCGCAAGGCTGATGCCCAGACGTACCAGCGACTCAACGAAGCTACCGCGCTGGTCATGGGGAGCAGCAAAGCGGGGATGGCTGGCATGGATGCCGGCGAGTTCTTCAAGCCGCTGAACCAGTTCCAGCCCGGAAGCACGGGCGACGGGGGTGTTTTGCAAAGGCAGGGGAATCAGGTACTCTCGGGCGCGATCCCGCTGAACCTGCCGACCCCGAAGCTGGAGGCCGCGCCGTTCGACGGCAAATCGCTTGGCCTGCCACCAGGAGACGCGCAGTGAGGATTCCAACCGAGAAGGAACAGGACGGCTTCGCAAGGCTCGAACTGTATCGGGAGACGATACAGGCGTGCTTCTACTCAGAGAAGAAGCGCCGCCAGCAGTACGAAGTCCTCAAGCACTACTACGTTCACGGGTGCTCGCCCGAGGTAGACGAGGCTCCGTTCAACAAGATCGAACCGCTGATCGACACCCTGTCGGCGTTCCTGTACTCGGCGGACTCCACGCGGTTCAGCGCCCATCTCGGCCCGGAAGTCCCGGCGCAGGAGTGGGACAAGGTGCAGCCCATCGGCAAGGCGGTCAACATCGAGTGGATGAACTCGGGTTCTGACCAGATGTTCAGCCAGGCGCTCGACTGGTCGCTGGTCTACCAGTCCATGTTCGTCAAGATCGTGATGAACGGCGGTCACCCGATCCCGTATCTGGTCGAACCCGCGTGCCTCGGCGTGTACCGAGAAGACGTGAACGGACTCGACCGGCAGGAGGCGATCGCGCTCAAGTACACCATCACGAAGACCGAGCTCGAAGCGATGCTGACCAGTCACCCGAGCCGGCAGACCATCCTCGACTCGCTGGCCGCGAAACCGATCCGTCCGCGCGACGAAATGCCCGAGGGACTGCGCCGGATCATCGTGACGAACCTCGCCGGAGTGCCGCCGCTGTCGCCCGGCAATCAGGTCACAGGGAACGGCACCCTGACGATGGCCGAGCGAATCGACTACACGCCGGGGATCGCGGCAGATGTGATCGAGATGACAGAGCTGTGGATCAAGGACGACGACATCGACGGCAAGGGCCGCACCGACTGGCGCACCGTCACCATTGCCGAGGCAAATACGGTC